TGACCCGTATTGGAGTTAAGCACCACATGGAGGTGTAGACATGGAATATTTAAAAAGTTTTCGTCAGCAAGCAGGATTAACTCAGCGTCAAATGGCCGAAGCATTAAATCTTTCGTATGGATACTACCGACAAATGGAGAATGATTTCAGGAAGCCAAGTTTTGAGATATTGGTCAGGATCAAAGAGAAGTTTAGTGAAATAGATATGAATAAGTTGTTTGAAGAAGAGTGTTAGCGTTCCGCTAACGTCGTCAACTGCATAGAAAAAAGCAACCAGTGGTCGGTTGCCAGTGAGCTAGTTGAAATATGCTTGCGCCCATTGAAGGAAAAGCCTAGCTCACAACAATTATATCATAAAAAAACACCAAGCTTTCACTCAGTGCTAAACGTTATCTAGTCAATAACATTATAGCACAAGGAGCGGATGGCATGATAGCGCTATTGAGAGAAGTCGATTTTTATCAAACTAAATGTAATGCAAGAAAAATATTGAAAAATTATCGTAAGTGGGTACGTATAGCGGGAAAGTCAATGATAGATATTAAATCACCAGTCATGTCAGACATGCCAAAAGGCGATAGATGGGGGAACAAGGCGGAAGACGGAATGATCCAATTTATGGAAGCTGAAGCTGAAAGAGATGCTATTTTAGCAGCTTTGATGTCTTTGGGAATAACAAGTCGTCAAGTTCTCTATTACCGCTACTGTGCACCTGATAGTTATTCTAATTATAAAATCGGCCGTGAAATTGGCTACTCTGAGCGCAGCGTTGAAAGACTAATGTCAGAAGCTCTAATTGAATTTGCTGAAGCTTATAAAAAAGGCAGATTGATCGCATATCGTTGAACAATTATTTTGGCGGTTTTTTGCGGGATATTTGGCGGTTTAATCACGTTTTTCTGCTATATACTATTATTATCAAATTAGTATATTTACAGCTAGTCAGACGAACATCATAAACAGGACAACTGCTAAAAAGTGGAGTAAATGAACAACCATCTGAACTAGCTGTTTTTATAGAGAGCATCAAAATATTTTATAGGCTACTCACATAACCTATAAAAAAACAGAAGGAGGTGAACAGCTTCCTCTCTCGGTTTCTACAATCTTAGGCGGCACAATTAAAAAAATAAAGAAGGAAGTGAATAGCTCCTCTTCCTTTAAAGTTCACGTGCCGCCCAGTACATAACCAGGACCACTCAATTGGGTGGTCTTTTTATTTTTCAAAGGAGTTGAGAGCATGTCTGTATTAGAAAACGCGAGACATGAAAAGTTCGTTCAATGCCTAATTTCAGGCATGACACAACGGAAAGCATATCGCGAGGCGTTCGCTTCCGCCAATAGGTGGAAAGACGCTACAGTAGACAACAAGGCGAGTGCTTTGTTCAGAGAAAATGAGATTCTGGCTAGGTATAAAGAACTCCAAGAAGAAGCTCAAGACGAAGCTATTATGACCCGAAAGGAACGTATGGTGAAGCTTTCAGAGATTGCTAATGACGATGAGTATCCAGGAGACCAGATTCGAGCGATTGATACTTTGAACAAAATGGATGGAATATACACTAAGAAATTGGAGTTATCCGGTGAAGTGAAAGCAAAAAATCCATATGCTGAACTAAGCACCGAAGAATTGAGGCGATTAGCCTATGAACAAGATGGTTGATCTTGAGATAATTAGAAAAGAATCACTAAAGGAGTTAGCGAGGAGAAATTTTGCTGACTTCTTTTTCTATACCCACGGGTGCACATTTAAACCATTACGACACCAGTTATATATATCACCTTACTTGGATCGTATAGCAAATAGAGAACGATTATTTATCATCGTGGAGTTACCACCACAACATGGTAAATCTACTTTTATCACAGAGACCTTCCCAGCTTATTTTTTATGCAAGAATCCTGATAAATTGGCGATGGTTGTTTCATATTCAGAGGAACTTTACAAAAAGTTCGGACGAAAAAACCGAGAAAAATTTCGTTTATACAGTGATGAACTATTCGATTTGAAACTAAGTTCTGAGATAGCGAGTGTTTCTGAATGGGGTATTGATAATCATTTAGGTCAGTTATACAGCACATCTATCTTAGGTGGTGCAACTGGCCGTGGCTCCGATCTATTGATAATTGATGATCCTGTAAAAAACAGAGCTGAGGCAGAAAGTAAGACAATCCGAGATAAAATTTATTCTGAATGGCGTGATACGTTTTATTCTCGTTTATCGGCAAATGGTTCTGTAATCATTATTATGACTCGTTGGCATGAAGATGATTTAGCGGGTCGTTTATTAAAAGAAAAAACATTACCTTGGATCGAAATCAAAATACCAGCTATTGCGGAGGAAAAGGACTTGCTTGATCGTAAGGTCGGCGATGCTTTAGCCCCTGAAATTGGTAAAGATGAAGAATGGGCGGAGCAAACCAAAGCTGTTACTGGGTCCCGTGGTTGGGCATCATTGTACCAGCAGCGACCAACACCTGCTGGTGGAGATATCTTTAAACGATCATGGGCGAAATATTATGTGCCTTCCATTGAAATGAAAGTGCGATTGGGACTAGGCGATGATGTAAAAGTCATGCCTAGTTCTTTTAGTCAGCAGATACAGTCTTGGGATTGTACTTTTAAGGACAAAAGCACTTCTGACTATGTGGCTGGTCAAGTATGGGCAAGAGATAATGCTGATTTTTATTTACTAGATCGGCATCATGAGCGAATGGGCATCGTAGAAACGATGCGAGCTATCCAATCATTGACAGCTCGTTGGCCGGAAGCAACGGCAAAACTAGTCGAAGATAAGGCGAATGGTACTGCCGTCATTGAAATGCTACAAAAAAAGATCCCTGGCATGGTTGCAGTGAATCCTCAAGGAGGTAAAGAAGTGCGCGCACAAGCAGTGGCACCATTTTGGGAGTCAGGAAATGTCTACGTACCTCATCCGCTATGGAAAGCATGGACTGATGAAGTGTTAGATGAGTTAGAAGCATTCCCTAATGGAGCTCATGATGACGATGTGGATTCGATGTCTCAGGCGTTGGTTAAGATGGATAAGCCTTTTGATCCAGACGATGTTAAACCCAATCTGCCTAAGATAAGAGGAAGGAGGAAATAACAATAGGACCTATTGAACGATTCAGACGTAACAGAAAACAAAAACGTATGCGCAAAGTATTAGGAAACATTCGCAAAGATACTTTAAAAAAAGTAGTTGCGGGCAAGTTCGAGAGCGGCAGGCAAACGAAAGCGAAGTGGGACTATGGTTTTCTTAAGCAATTGAACCAACCTGTAAAAAGAGAGTTGCACCGAGAAAAGAAGATACTCGACTCGCTGAAGTTACTAAGAGACATTAATCCGGATGCTTCAATGGCAGTCTGGAACTTTCTCCGTTTAGGTAACCAAGGACATGAGGTTCAGGTATTTGGTATTGATGGAGAAAACGATGAAGAGATGCAGCAATACATCAACGAGGATTTGGCTCCTCGAATTGGGAAGATATACGGTGGTGGAACTGACCAATTAGTGAATGTCCTAAATCTAGCAGGATTTACCTATGGCGCTGAAGCATTGGAAGTTGAACTTGATGATTCATTAACTGAGATTGTGGACTTTCATCCGATTCAACCGTCAAAGGTTGACTTCATTCCCAATGAAGAATCAGGCGAGCTTGAATTGTCTCAGCGGCAACCGGACGGGAAATGGCTGACATTGAATCCGGAGCAAGTGTTTTATGTTCCTTTAGATCCTGACATTGACGATCCTTATGGTCGTTCACCAATGCTGCCAGCACTTGAAGCAGTTATCTTTCAAGCAGAGGTCTTAAACGATCTGCGGATTATCGCTCACAAGATGGGCTATCCCCGTTTTGATGTGTCCGTTTCAACAGAGGCGATAGTCAGTAATATTCCTGAACGGCTACAATTCGATAAAGAAGGCTCTGAGAAGTTCATTAATGACTATATGGATACGATAGAAACGGCTTTTGCAGAGATTGATATAGATGATGATTTCTATCATGATGACACGATCAAAGTTGAGCAGGTTTCCGGTATGGGTGGGAAGAGTATTGATTTTAAATCTCTCTTAGATATCCTCGATCGACAAGTCACTGTCGCACTTAAGCAGTTGCCAATTATGTTAGGACAGAATCAGTCTACAACAGAAACACACGGGTCCATTCAATGGGAAATACAAGTTGCAGGTATTCGAAGCATTCAGAACATGACGAAGCGACTACTGGAAAAAGCCTACACAGTTGCCTTAAGAGTGAAAGGTAGCCAGTCTAGTGTTTCAGTTACATTTAATGAAGTTCGTTCGAAGGATCGTCAAGCTGAAGCAACCGCAGAAGCAACGGAGATTAACAACTTGATAGCTAAGGTTAATCAAGGGTGGATCGATAATGACGAAGCAGCCAATGAGATGGTTGGCCATGATGCAATATCAGAACCTAAACAACAAGTAGGCTATTCTAATTTATTTGGCAATACTCAAAAATCAAAAGAGGATGAGGAGGACGACGATGAAGGCAGACAAATCAGACGTTTCCCAAGCGAGATCTTCCTCAAAGAAAAAACTAAGTAGTGATCCATTTGTTGCTGAGATGAATGAGCCGTGGTCAGCAGATGTTGCTATCGTTGCTGAACAGGCTTATTTGGCATTTATAGACGTTTTATCTAATCAACGACAATTAATCCATGACACGTTAAACGATGCACCAGAACCACCCAATTTTGCGAATAACCGCGCCGATTTATCAGATTATCCTAAAGACTTTCAGGACTGGGTAGAAGAGTATGTTTTGAACAACCGAACGATTGATAAAATGGTTGAGGATTGGGAGAAGCTGTTTAATGAGTGGTTACTCGGAACGATCATGGTGGTCGGAGAGATCAACTATTTGAACATTCCTGTTGAAATACCGTTCAGTCCAGAGGGAGTATTTGGTAAGTATGATTTCATAGATGACAAACTATTAGATTGGATTGAGTGGCGATCGAAGTTCAGCGCATCAGAGATTGTCGGAACTTCTGCCGACCGTGTCCGTAAGTTGATCTATGACACTATCTCAGATAGTCCGTATTCGATAGACAAGGTGCAATCTGTATTGCAGCGTGATTATGCGTTCAGTGATGATCGTGCTCGTTCTATAGCTAGAACAGAGATTTTAACAGCTCAGACAACCGGACAATTCGGGTCAGATATGAAATTCGCAGAAGAGGATTTACTATTAGGCAAAGTGTGGCGAGATTCAAATGATTATCCAAGAGTGCGTGATTGGCATCATCATGCGAATGGTCAATTCAAAGAGTTTTACGAACCATTCATTGTTAATGGCGAACTGTTAATGTACCCAAGAGACTCTGAAATGGGAGCGAGCGCAAACAATGTCATTCAGTGCCGCTGCACCTATCAGTTGCTCTGGAAAGGCCTAGATGAAGATAAATTGAATCAATTAATATCTTGATGAGGAGTGAAAGCTATGGAAAATCAAGAAAACCGCGATATCTTTCAGTCAATGACACTAACAAGTTTATTACTCATATTCCACAAAACACACTTGAATATGTTGGAACACAAACGAAAACCACCGGACTCACTGTACCATTCTGGAAAGGCAGATAGTGCCGGAACGGTTGGTGATCCATCATCTCGTTAGCTGTCGCAAAGGCTAATACTACCTTCCTTACCTGAGTATCGTTTGGTATGATTATCAAATAGGAGGGATTTAGATGATTATTAACACTATTCAAAAAATTTCTGAACAACAATTTCCACCGATACAAATAGAATATGCAACACCAGAATGGATTCAAGTTTCTACAAATTTGCTTGGTATACTTATCGGTGCATTACTAGCAGCAGCAAGTTCAATTTATTTAATAAAGAAACAAAATGAAGCAAATCTCAGACTTGAGACAGATTTATTTTTAAAACAAAAAGAGATTGATGATTTGAGAAAGGCTAAAAGCTCACTTTTCTTATTGAATGCTACTGTTAATGAGCTTTATCCATTGTCTAATAGGTTGGTGAATTTAAGAAAAAGACTTGAAAATGAGAAAAATGCACTAAAACAGAGAAAAATGAGCTATGAAAAGCGTATCCACGAGCTCGATAGATTGGATATTCTCGAAAAAGAAAAAATAGTTTTAGAAGAAAAAATGACAGGAATAGCAAACAAAGGATTAGATGCAATTTTTGAGATTAATCTCACAATTGTCAGGTTCAAGCTACCTGATGAGCATAAAACCTCTCTAGATATTATAAGAAGTATTTCCGATCATCTTTTTAATGTTTATCAGGAGCCAAAATTAGAAAATCAAGACGATGACCTGAAATCAAACGATTTCTTACTTTCCTACGATCAATATATTGATTTACTCAGAGCAATTAAGAATTTAACAGAAAATATTTCTCTTTATGAAATTAGTAAAATAGAAGAAATGAGAAATGATGAAAGGGGGTGAAAGGATGACAGAAAACAGTTTTCCAATGTCAGTTCATGCAACGGACATTGACGATGAACTGCTATCGAAAATCAATAAGCACACGCGTAGGACATTCAATGCTAATGAGTTATTTGCATTCGAAGGTGTGATCAGCGATGACTCACTAGACACCTTTGATACTCGAATGGATCCTGAAACGACATTAAGAAATTATGCAGCAGATTTATTGTCAGGCGTGTCTATGATTGACTGGCACGACACGAATAGAGAGCCTTATGCTCGCTCATTTGATTCGAGTATTTACCAAGATGGTGAACTGACCAAGGTCTCAGGTAGCTTTTACATGCTAAGAGATAGCAATTCAAACGGACGATCAACGAATGATATTATTCGTAACATTGAAGGCGGGATCACGAGAGATTTGTCAGTTGGGTTCTCAGCCGGGATTGAAGACTATATATGTTCTGTGGATGGTAAATCCATGATGATGTCTCCATACTTCCCTGGTGATCGGACTGAAGAAGGTCAAAAGGTATTTTATTGGATTAAGAACGCCCATCTGCGAGAAGTTTCAACGGTATACAAAGGATCAAACCATAATGCTTACATACAGAAAGCACGACAGATGGTTGATGATGGTTTGATGGATGAAAACAGAATAGCGGTATTACAGGAAGGCTTAGGTACTCGTTTCGATGAGTTGGACAAGCCTTTTTTTGATGCATTAAAAAGACAAAAAACAAAAGGAGTGAAGCAAGTGGACATTAAAGAAATTCGTAGTGCAATTACTGATGGGAAATTAGCAGTAACTGATCTCCGCAAAGTTATGGAAGATCATGAAATCCGTTTTGAATCTCAAGAGGACGTTGCTATCCGTAACGCTCTTGGAGAAGGTAACGCAAGTGTTGAAGCAATCAATCGTATGAAGCAAGAGGCAGAAGCTGGCCGCAAGTACAAAGAGGACTTGATTGATTCAGCTGTTAAAGCACGTGTTGCTGTTCAAGGGGAAGATTTCAATGCTGAGAGTTACAAGTCTATGTTGACCCGCGCTGATTTAGAATTCATCAAAGAAGAACGGGAAAGCTACGAAAAAATGAAGTCGAAAAAATTTAGCAGTGGCCGGCAAATCGGATCAGAAGAAAAAGATGATGAAGTCATGGTACTTCGATAGGAGGAAAGAAAAATATGGGAGCAATTTTTAATCGTGGGGGCATCGTCCCTGAGAATTATGGATTAAGCTTGACAGTTTATCCGAAGACGGATGTGGTCTCTGGTCAGCCTGTGGTATTCGATGCAGCGGAAGGTGACTATGGAGTGTCGTTGTCCGTTGACGACAAAGTGGATGGTATTGTAAAAGTCGGTGGCAAGGCAGGTGATCCCGTTTCAATTTATGTAGTTGGGAAGTCTCGCAATGTCAAAGTAGAGGTTGATGCAGTTGTGGCGATGGGTGATCGAGTGATCGCTGATGCAAGCGGGAAGTTCATCAAATCAGGAGATGACAAAGGGTTACTTGTTTTGAAAGGGAATCCTGATAAAACAGCGGAGGTGTTGATTTAATGGCAGAACTAAAATTATTCAAGAAAGATAAATTTGCTATCGGCAATCGAATCATCGAAATGCCGCAGCAACATGAATTTTGGGAAGAAGCTCGAAAAGCTGCAAAAGCAGATGGTGTCAGCCAAGATTTGATCAATAAGAACACCTCGTTAATGGTGCGTTCTTATTTAGATCAAAACGACTTGACGATGGATGATTTCCGCAAGATGTTAAATCCTTCGTTGATTCGTACGAATGTCGGATCACTACTAGCAAACGACAATACAAAGCCATTATTTGAAACGTTAGTAGAATCGTATGTACGTGGCGTATTCGAAAAAACTGGCCG